CTTCAGTGGGTCTACAGCGTGGTTAAGCGGGTCAGAAAAGAAGAACTGGATCGGATGCAGGGCAGGTTGTTTGATGAAGATCTGCCAGAGGAGACGAAAGACGTTAACAAATCCAGATAATTCCTGCTTGTTAAAGTCCTTTCAAAAATCTCCTTATTGTATAAAAGCACGGTAGACCCCTTACCGTGCTTTTTTTATGCTCTCTCTTTAGTATTCAGGATGCAGGGAGAAAATATGTTTGACGTTTCGTTGTTAAATCTGCCATGGGCAACACTGGTGACCCTGACCAGTGGCTATATTGGGTATTTTATTGCGAATGTGGGACTGAAGGATCACCACAAGCCCATTGAGGTGACTTTTTCTTCGCTGATTTTTGGCCTGACAGCAATGATGGCTTACCAGGCTGTTATGTGGGCAGGTCTGAATGCCTGGCTGGCAACACCACCAGCACTTCTGTGTGCCGTTACATGCGGTGCGTGGTGGCGCAGGTACGGTCGCAAATGGATGTACAGATTACTGTGGAATAATGATATTTCATGGTCTGACGATACCAGCTCAGCATGGCAGGCAATGTTTGATCAAACAGGCTTCAGCGTTACCGAGGTCAGAGTGATTCTTCGCGATGGTTCCGGTATGATGTCACGGCTGCCAGGGAACTTTGAAGAGTGGCCTAACGGTCCGTTTACCCTGGGGAATAAAGGCGATATGGTTCTTTACGTCACGCACAGCAGCCCTTCAGGCAGTAACGAATGGGAAGAGTATAAAGGCGTGGTTGATAAGTACTGGGGAGCTCTGGCAACCTATATTCCAGCAGATCAGATTGCCAGAGTGGAGATCAGGCGCGTTCGTGCAACGAACGATGAATGATGTTTATTTTTTCCCTGGGGCAGGGGCTGCCGGCATAGTGGTTTTATTGGCAGAGGAAGACGATTCTCCTTTTCTACCGGAATCGCGCTCGAACGTCACGATGTGCTTGCTTTTGGGCTTTTCTGAGTAATCCAGGCTATCATGCTTATTGTTTTGAGTAGTCATTGGAATCATCCTTTTTGTTGCGGGTCATGTTTCAGCAAACTCGATTCTAAGTTGCCAGGAAGGATGATTTCAATGCCCGACTTATCTATCGTATAGCGGAAAAGAATTTCAGTTCTGTTCACCAGAACCCATGTTAACCCACTCCAATTCGTTATTTATCTCACGGATCCCCCTTCATTTATCTCATGTCTGATCACCCTGCAGCAACCAGCATCGAGACGTTTGCGGTTGTTCCTGTTGCCGTAGTACTGCCAGCATCCTGAATAGTCGCTGGTGATTCAGTGCTCATTAGTGTATCGAGCGCCGTTTCTGTCCGCGCCTGCGCCGTTTTAGGTGCTGCAGCGAGGACTACCTGCGCCTGCCCGACCGTCATCCCGGGGACGCCAGCGAGCGCTTTTGCCTGCGCCTCGCGCCCAACAGCTTCGGGACAATTGATGATGGCCATCACACGCGCCAGTTCGCTTGATGCGGCGTCCGCGCGAATCTGCTCCGTGTTAAACTCAACCTGCGCGACAGTAGTCGTGGTCGCGGTTTGTTCTGTGGTCGTGGTCTCCGCCGTGGTTTCTGTACCAGACATAAAGCGCTCCATTTTTGGTTTCAGTGCGTCGGCCATCACTGCGATAGCGTCCGCGTAATTAACGAGTTGATCAGCGAGACCAGATTTAATCGCGTCCGCGCCGATAAATACTGCAGCTTCCGTGGCCAGCACCCTGGATTTTTTCAGCCCGGTATAATCCGAGACTTTTTGCGCGAACTGCTCGCGCGTGCTGTTAATACTCAGCTGGAATTCGTCGCGAACGTCGCCTGGCAGCTGGGAATACGGGTTCCCGTCAACTTTGTGCGCGCCGGCGTAAATCAGCGTCACGTCGACGCCAGCAATCTCCAGCGCTTTTTCGACGCAGCGGTGAGCCATCAGGACACCGATTGAACCAACTGTGCCTGTCTGCGTTATCAGCCGGCGCGAACACGCTGACGCCAGCAAATAGGCAGCGCTGCAGGCCGTATCGCTGGCCAGCGCCCACACAGGTTTTTGCTCTCGCGCCCGGGCGATTAAATCAGCAGTATCAAACGCGCCGGCGACTTCACCGCCAGGGGAGTCAATATCAAGCAGGACCCCTCTTACATCGGGATCAGAAATCGCCTGCTGCAGGCGTTTTGCGATTCCGTTGTAACCGCTCATCCCGCTAACTGGGTTGATATAACCCAATTTATGAACCAGCGTCCCGGTAACCGGCAGAACGGCTATACCACGCTCCACGCGATACGATTTCTGGCGTGTTCGCTCGCTGCTGTCCCACCCCATCGCGAGCGCGTTCATTTCGTCGCTGTTCATTACCTCTCCAGACGCTGTATCAATCAGTCGCCCGGTACCGAACCGGTCGCTCAGCGCCGAAAAAAATACCCGCGCGTAGGTGGGCTCCAGCAAAAGCGGTTGATTGAACGCCCTGGCGGCGAGGTGCGGAAAATTGTTCCACGGCATCAGTTACCTCCCCAGCCGTTATCGTTGGTATTTGAGGGGTGAGATACAGACCATGACGGTTCGCTCAGCCCCATTTCACGCCGGCGCTGAATTTCGTATTCCTGCTGCTCCATAACCTCCTCGTAATCCTGTCCCTGCAGCGCCAGTTCGTTCTGATACGTGCTGAGGCCAGTTGTGATGCGCATGGCGCTCTCCTGAACCTCTTTCAGCCCATCAATCGCCATGCGACCAGCGCCGATCCAGAGCGCGTTCGTCCAGGAGTTCCGCGCCTCATAAAACGACCGGACAGCTGAGCGTGGCAGGGTGATAATTCCGCGTGCCAGCGCCTCTTCAAACCAGCAGCAGAACATCAGCGACGCCTGTCGCGCGGCGATAAAACGTCGACGCCCCATGAAAAATCGCCAGCTGACGTTAGCACTGGCCCGGGCGCTGGAGTAACTGACCTGGCTGTAGTCCCGGCTAAGTTCTTCGTATGACGCGCCAACGCCAGCTGCAACGTAACGCAGGAGTGATTTTTCCAGTGAACTAAAACCAGCATCAGCATTCTGAGCGGTCTGTAAACTGAGTTTGTCGCCGGGATGCAGGTGGGGAACTTTCACACCACCGAGCTTGATATTTGCGCCGTTGTAGTACGTCACGTAACTCTGAATAAACGAATTCAGCGGGTTCGAGTCGATATCAGTACCCGCGCCGGCGATATATTCAAACGCCTGCTGGCTGTCGAGCTCTGATTCGATTGTCGCGGCATACATCGCCTTCACAATGGCGCTCTGCAGTTGTGTTTGCTGCAGTGTGTCGAGCATTTTCAGGCGCTCCATGACGCTGTAAAAAATATTGTCCCCGCGGGTCTGTCCGTCCTCGAGCGGCTCGAATATGTGGATGAATGCGTGTCTGCCGCTGCTGAGCTGTGCTGGGATACGCCGGCATTTACCGACTCCGCCGAGAGGGTAAGTATCCTCGGCTATCCAGTACCCGACCGCGGCCCCGTTTTTATCGATATCAACACCGGCGCGGCGAAATTGAGTGTCAGCTGCGTAACCCGGATTTCGAATCCGTTTCGGTGAGACCATTTTGAATCGCGTCCGAAAAACGCTGCCGGCACTACTCTCCCAGACTGGTTGTACGCAGGTTTCACCGTTGAAAGCGTGAGTAGCCACGCCCTCGCGGATCATCATTGTGAACGTCCGTTTCCGCTCGATATCAATCGTGCAGTGAGGGTCCTCGGCGTATTCAGTCCACGCTACCTCGACGTCACGCGCCAGCGCCCTGGCGTCCTCGCGAGATATGCCGAGGTAACGCCAGTTAGGGCGATAACTCAACTTAAACAGATTGCCGACGATATGATCCTGGTGCAGCTGCACGGCGTTCGACGCGACGCCGTTATTGCGAACGAGATCGTCTGCTCGCGCGTTACCGCGATAAAAATTCGGCAACAGTGCTGCGTCGGCGCTCTGCTGTGGTGCGTTCCAGTCAATCAGCTGGCCACCGAAACCGGGACCGCCGCCGTTATACCCCGCGTAACGGCGTAGTGGCGTTTTACCGTCAGGCCCGAGCAGCTGCTGCGGAGCAGTCATAATCGAACTCCCACGGGCCGACGGCGTCCCGTACTCAGACCGAGCTGTGATTTCAGCTCGATAATGTACGTTCGGAGCTGCTCAATACTCGCCTGCGAGTATTGATAGCTCCGGTTATTTCCTGCTGAATCGCCGTGAGACAGCGACACGGTCGATTTACCCGTTAATAATTTGTGCAGAGCGATTTCCGCTTCCAGCAGTCGTTCTGTTAAAACCTCGCGCGACGTCATTAGCTCCCTCCGAGCATTCTGGCCATCTCCTCGAGAGACAGTTTGTTTTGTGATTTTTTCCGTTGCTCAGCGAGCGTCTCGAGATTGAGCTGGAAACGAATTTTACTGATACGCAGCGCTGCCAGTCCGTACACCCAGCAGTCGAGCGCCTCATTTCGCCGGCCCTGGTTGTCCCAACGATAAACGACGCGACCGTTAATGAGTTTCGGGATCAGAACCTCGGAGACGAGCTGTTTTGCCTCTGTCGTGCTGAATATTTCGTCGTCGTTGGGAAAATGAATCGCACCTGGTGTCGCCGATTTGGAGTCGGGTTCCAGCTGCAGGCGCATTGCGAGCAGGTCTTTCGCTGTATCTGTCCCAATCAACGACAAATACACTTTATTCGCGTTACGGGTACGAGGCATATTTACGACCGGCTGGCCGTATGAGCTCGCGCCCTTGATTGGAATGACCCACAGCGGACCGAGTTTCAGCGAGCGGTTATAAACGACCTGCGCATCTATACCACCGGTATCCCACGCCCAGCGACTGACGCCGATTGTGGTCCCGTCGCTGCGCCGGTATTGTTTGCGAATCACTCCGTCGACGCGCTGCAGCGTGTCCTCCTCGTCGTAGCGACCGAGGACGATTGTTTTATCAATCAGCCAGCACTCCTCCTCGGCTCCCCAGCCCCACACATAACACTCGTAGCGCCCGGACGTCTGAGAGTCGATGCCGCCGGTTATATAAACAACACCGTCAGGAACCTGGCTGGCGTATTTTTCCCGGCGATTAACCAGAATATCGTGCTCCAGCTGCTCGCTGGCCACGTCGCTCCAGAGTTCGCCGAGCGTCGTGTTATGAAACGTCTTTTCCTTGAGCGGGTCGCCTTTCGCTTTCAGCCACTCGCTGACAATCTCGCCCCATCCATCGAGGTTTAGTGAATACAGGGCGTTTATCACGATCGCAGCGTGTTTCGGCGCGCGAACGACGCCACCGTCATGATCAAAAAAATGAATGCCGTCTCGGGTCCAGGTGCAGTCCTCGGCTATCCAGCGCCCCCCGAACTCCATTTTTTCGAGATCGCGATAGTAAAAATGTTCCGGGCAGTGGCAGCACTGGTAATACGCGGACGACGATTTCGCCTCATTGGTCTGCAGGCTGTTATCCCATTTGAGGCCGTATTCGATACCGTCGAAACCAAATACCAGGACCTGCTCCTCGCCACAATGCGGACATGTCAGGTAAAAACGAAACGTCAGATCGGCAGCGTCTTCGAGCATTTCGATATGACTTTTGCCGGTAACGGTCGGCGTCGAACCAAAAATCGCCTTCGGGTACGCTGCCCCTTTAATTCGAACGAGCGCCAGTTCGATGGGCGAGCCCTCGCCTTTGCCTTTTTTGGCAACTTCCAGCGGCCAGCCGTCAACTTCGTCACCCTCGACAACCTGTTTCGTTAGTCGCCGGAAATTTCCTGGTGCACTCGCGCCGCGAAAATCAAGAATCGCGCCGCTCATTTCTTTACGCTGGAGATTGTTACGCTCGTTGCTTTTATCCCAGTCGGGGAAAATTTTCTGAATCACTGGCATTTCGGCGATAGCGGGGTCAACCTCGTCGGCGACAAATCCATCCGATTCGTCATCGATAGGCTGATAGACCACGGCACTACGTTTTTTGTGCTCAGCGAAATAGAGCAGCGCCGCGACGAGTATTTTTGTATAACCGAGACGAGCTGATTTGCGAACAGACACGATTTTTATCGCGTCGTTCGTCATCATATTGAGCATCACTACCTGGACCGGCTGAGTCGTCCAGTGCCCAGCGATGTGGCTGGAGCCCTCAGGGAGATAAAAATATTTATCAGCCCACTCAACACCCGTCATCGGTATCGTCACGCGCAAGGGATTCAACCCTGTCGAGATCGCGTTCGATATCGCTGACATCGTAATCGCTGAAGTCGATTCGTATGTCTGACAACTCATTTAAGGCTATCGCCAGCTCCTCTCGTAATACACTGCTCGCCTCTTGCGGCATCTCCGGCCAGACCTTTTTCAGGCGTGGTGGCCACGACTCGACGCGGGTACGTAATTCAACGGCGACGCGAGATACAGCGACGCTAATTAATTCAATTGGCGCGTAGCGTTTAGCGAGAATGCGGCGTTTTACTCGTGCCATCAGGATTCGCTCCTGTCGTTCCTCATTTTTCAGCCACTGCTCGCGATTTTTTTCGGGAGAATTGTCCCCCGCTTCCGGTTCGTCATTACTAGTTGTGTCGCGTCTATTGCTCCGGAGATAACGAATATAAAAATGGCGCCATGCGTCTAGCTCCCAATCACCACGTCCTTGTGGGACTGGTGCTCCCGGAAGTTTTGCGAGATCGCGCAGACGACGATCAGATAGCAGTAAATGTGCTGCAACCTCAGCCTGACTTGCCATTAAAAATCCTCACCGGAACCGGAAATACCCAAAATGAAAAAATACTAAAAACGAGCGAGTTTTTGCGCGTCTACCGACCCTCGGTGTTTTGGATTTCGGAAAGGACCCGCGACCAGGGGGCTATCTCCCTTTCAGGACAGGAATTAGGGGCTCGCATCAGGTTCATCAAACTCAACTGTAGCCTCGCGGCGTACTTGTTTGCATACATCAGCTTTGTGTATCTGATTATCAGCGTAAGCTTTCACTTTGGCAGCGAGCCATCCTTTTGTGCTGTATCGATAGACTACCGAACAAGTTTTCCATATATGTATATATCTTGAACTTATTGATATCATTACAGAAAAACAACAACCATGAGAACGCAAAAAATGAACAGAGAAAAAATTGAAGCCTTAATGAGCGTAATATTAAAAGAAGCTGACCCAAAAAAGTTTCCTGAGAAGTTATCAGAGGACGCCATCGTATCTTTTTATCGTGCGAACTCCTCTTATCTAAATTGTTCAACTTTAAGAGAATGGCTAAGCGGCGAAGCAGAGCCTTCAGATGAGATACTTCAGAAGATTATGGTTCAGAACAACTGGCGCGCAACAAAATGGTCAAATCAGTTACCTTAATCTGTTGAATGTGTGCCGCCTTAAAACAAAAAGGCGGCCTCTCGTTAAAGTAAATTACCCTATTTTCCACCAAGGCATGAAGCCTCTGCCCCGGTTGAATCAATACAACCACCGTTCGCAGTAGTAATCTTCGTACCCGGCGCGATCATCACGTGTTTAATACTGCTGCCGTCAGCGCGAGTCGCTTCGGTGTATGTCGAATGTGTGCAGCCTGCCAGCGTGAAGAACGCGACAGCTAAGAGAAGTTTTTTCACGTTTTACCTACGCTTCTGAGATAGATTTCTCAGCATTCACCAATGGAAGTGATTGTGGAACATCCGTTTGACCTGCTGGCCAGCGGTAGCCTGTTACGCGGGAACGAGGAAAAGCTTTGATATTTACTTCATCTGCCTGGTTGCCCCCCAAAATCATTAAATCCCCGGCGGCATTTTTCCCGACAACAAAGCCGACGTGACCACCGCCAGACCGAGACAGAATAGCAATGCATCCATAGGCGGGTTCCTTCAGTTCATTACCCCAATCGAGATAAGAATTCGCAGACTCAAAACGCGTTGAGCGAATACCCGCACGTTCCAGCATTGCCCCGGTGAAAGCAGCGCACCACGGTGTTTCGTCATCCTTAATGCCGCCGCGTTTGATATCTTTCCAGTACTGCACAATTTCTGCAGCATGTTGCTTCCCTTTCATTTCCCGAATGCCGAGGTTTTTTCGAGCCTCGATTAGCCATTTAGGATCCGTCATTACCTGTCTCCTGTTATTTTTGAAATATTCCCTCGTGCCCGCCAGACAGCAATACAGATGGTGAGGTTGAGAAAGAACTCTGCGGGATCAACCTGCGTATATTTCCCGTAAAAAATTCGTAGGGCTATCCACGCAGCAGACAGAATCGCGAGGTAAGCAGTTAGTGAGATGAAAAAACGATAGCGGCCTGTTTTTTGAAAAAACATCAACCGTAGTGCCAACATCAGACAAATAATTGCATTGGCATTGATGAGGACAGAGTGCAGGGTCATTATTTCATCCCCTTATCTGATTTCCATAAACGAGCTTGTGACATGATCCGCAACAGTGATGTAACGCTGATTACTGATGCAACCAGTGCACCAATGGCGGGAGAGACTTTTACTGTTACGGGAGGGTTCAGGTGACTCAGCACCGCGTTCAGAATACCGGTAATGATGGCTGACGCTGTCTCAGCGCAATACACACCGCCAACAAACGAAATGAGTGCGAAAATAACCTGCTTCCAGAATCGATGCTGCCCGGACGACAACACATAGAGAGCTGCGCCTGCCAGCGCACAGATCATCACTGCAGGTGTTGCCTCAGGAAATAACGCAGCAAACGTCACCCCCGCCGAGCCAGCAGCAACGCCAGCGGTTAGAGGTTCAGACATGATTTTTCCTGATTCAGAAACGACAAAACCCCGCCGTGGCGAGGTTCTTAGAAATTTGGCAACATACCAAATTAGCGTCAAATATGGCCTATTTTGTTCGTTTTTGCAAGCATTATACGCAAACGTCGTCTAAATGGTTCTGATAATGATGCAAAGTTGCAAGAAGTGCCACTTCATCAAGTGCTCTCACCGCCTCTTTCATTCCTACCCAGTGCAGGGAGTATGTTTCGCACCAGGTGGAACGAGAAACCGACAGCATTCCTGCTAGGGTAGATCCGGCCATCTCCTTAAAATCCTCGCGTTTATTTGCTGCTGCGACCGCCTGCACGGACAACCACACCAACGAAAGCAGGCGCTTAACTACTTTTCTCTGAGTTGACGCGGGGATGTTTCCTTTATAGCGACTCCAGACAGCCTCACAAATAGCTGTTTGGTGTTTGAATGCCAGGTTACCACCGTAGCAATAACGCAACCACGCTTGCTGACTTGCATCCAGCGAGTTCACAGAACGCCGCCAGGATGAATCAGCAAATTCAAAATCACTCATCGGCGGCGCGGGGCGACGTCTGCTGAAACTTTCCAGAGCGTAAACTGGCGTAACCAGAGCATCAACGGTCCGGTCCTCCAGCTGCACACGGTGAATATGTTTGCGTGGGTATGCGTTTTTGTCTGCCGGTGGGTGCTCACACAATGCTTCCAGTTGCCCCTTAGAACCACCAGACAAATCCCGCAATGCAGCGCGCAGTTTTATGCGGGTATATTCCAATAAATACTCGTTACTCATCAGATAAACTCCTCATCGCGCCAGATAGCCAGTGTTCTGAAAACTCCCTCAGCGTGCATCAACAACAATGAGTCGTGCTCGTAATCCGTTTTTGTACGTCCGTCGATGGCATCGTGACACGCACTGCAGGCGATAGCGCCCTGCATATCGTGAGGTTTGATGGCTGTGCCGCACGTTCCGGCGAGACGATAATGAGCCAGTACGCTGGTTTCAGGATTGTGATTGCACACACCGGGGATACGCACAGTACAAGCGCGACTGCGTGCAGCTTTTCTCAGGTCGATTTTTTTCATGATGTGTAATCCAGCAGCTGCGCGGCGGCATTTTCAGCGGCCTCCTGAGAGGCAAATGTGCGGAACAAAATATAATTCCACAGCACATCTAAAACGGCTGAATACAGTTGACCGAACTCAAGATCGTCCATCGCTGCAAACGAGATTGAACGAGGTACGCGCATCAAACTGCCGTCTGGCATCTGATGAACGTCATAAAACCCAGCTTCCATAATCGCCCATGCGCGAAACGCCTCGAACGACTTCACCGCACTGATACTCCCCGCGCGCTTTTCCGACTCATCGAGAAGATACTGATCAGCCAGCTCTGCCATGACATCACCGTGTCCACCGTAATACGCCAGTAACTTAACGTAGCCGTGAACCAGTTCGCGCTCCGCAGGAGAAATAGCCCCTCCGGACGGATGCCAGTAATCAAAGCCCAGGTTGAGAAGTGAGAAAAATTTACGATGAAACGCGGGATTACGCGCCTGTTTGAAATCTGCATACACAACAGCACCTGGTTTGACTCGTTCAGTCAACCAGCGTTGCGTGTCTGGTGTCGCGGGTATTAGCGAACCGCCGGATACCCTGATAAATGAATGCTGCGCCATGGTTAACTCCAGGTGGCGCGGCAGTGTTCAGAAAATGATGCCGGGTGTTCAATCCAGCACCGATATTATACCGTGTTTTACGCGTCAGGGGGTGTAATAGTATATCCAGCTATTTCTGCCAACTCGAGAAACGCCATCAGGCTGGCAATCCGCTCATCATCGGTCAGAACACGCACACCAACGATGTGTCCGTCCTTACGCTTGATAACAGCCCGGCATGTTTCCGGTAGTTCGCCTATAGATTCTTGAATATTCATGTCTTCCCCCCAATGCCACAACCTGTATATTTATACAGTATTTTATGGCATTTGTCATAACGCCAAATACAATGAGGGAATAATGAACAATTATATTCACGTCGTGAATTTTATTAAACGGTTTTATAGGGGATTAAACCGTTTATGGTCATTATTTATCACTCCTGTAAATTGGAATTAACCATTTTCTAATCGTCGACGCTGCAGGTGGGTCAGAGTATTTCGCCACAAAAATACCGGATATGTATTGCACGCCACGCGATAATGGCGCTGTCGGGTTTTCAGTAAAAAAACGATCAGCCAGTTCAATGGCTTCGCTTTTTAATCTGTGCTGTGGTCGTCCTCCGCCCTTTGTTCCCAGGTATCGCGCCAGTTGTTTGAAACGGTAGGCGATGATTAACGGTCGCATCATCATATTGAAAAAATCGCGGGCATCGTTGTCAGCGCCTTGCGCTATCAACAGTGCAAAAAACAGATACGGGATTATGTACACTTCAGGAGATATACGAACCCGTTCACAAGTTGGTGGAGCCAACTCAATAAGTAAGTCAGCCAGCGGATTCCCCTTTTCTCCACGTTTGTAATAGCGATACAGCGGCCCGATATCAAGTTCACTCACGTCGATTTCAGGATGCCCGGCAACGACTGTACGTATCTCTTCTGCCAGAGCGTCAAATATTGCCCCGGTCCGTTCAAGATAGAGCCTCCGGGTCGAACCGCGATCATCCAACGCCCGTAACATATCTAACCGGCTAACGAAAGTTTCAGGCCAGTCCTCATAGAAGGTTTTCATAATTACCTCGAATAATAAAAACTGCACTATTTGCACAATTTATTATTCGTTTTCACGCCGCTGAGTTCTATAAAAAAGAAAAAACCTCCGAGGCAGGGTTTTGTTATGGCTCGTTAAATCATCATCCAACTTTTTAGACTGAACGGTGATACTTGCAAATATTTGAAAATATGGGCTGGAACCCTATCTTATGATGTGCCTGGTAATTTATATTGTTGGGTCTTTATATCATGAGGAATCACTATGGGTACGTTAGGCAACCAGCCGTGCAGAAGTCGTTATGAGTTCGATGATTTTAATTTAGCCAATCGAGCTGCGGCTCTTACTAAGTTAGCAAAAGAAACTGGTGTATCGGTGGATACCTTAATCAAACTTGAAATTGCTATGCAACTGAATCGGCTCAACTCCATCCTTATCGAAAACGGTGACAAGATGGACGAGAATCTGGCAGGTATTGGCGAGATACTGCAGAAGTGAGAGTAGCCCCTCTTCTGAGGGGTTGCACATTTAAAATATTAAGGGCGGTCTTCTTCACGTACACAGTCACCTGGTCGAATCGTTCACGCATACTGAGTACAAAAAATCTCAACGATAAGATCAGGTTAGACCTGTATTTTCCAGAAACATATAGACGCCTAAAAAAACACTAAACTCATGATTATCATGTATGTTTTTACTGGAAACATTGAACCATCCACAATACAGCGTAAAAAGCAAGCAATTCACAAGATTTTAAAGTGATTTATCTGGAAGACTTTACTACTAACAGTTAATATCGTACCAGAAGTGCAGAATTTGCACTTTTACAGGAATGTGGTACGGAACATGCTGTCTATATTTCAACCAATAATCGTAATGCAGTAACTGGAGGAGCTATGGCTACCAACCCAAGAGAGCACGCCCGGCGAGTGCTGGACACGTTCTGGTGCGGGCGTGGTTTCCCTGTTGATCCAGCGAAAATTGCTCACGACATGGGATTAGATGTTTTTATTACCGATCTTCCTGGGAAAGTTTCTGGCGCACTGATTAAACAAAAAGATCAAGATCCAGCGATCTTTCTAAACAGTGATGACAACAAAGTTCGTCAACGTTTTTCATGTGGGCATGAGTTGGGGCATTACATCGCCCGGCAAGCATCGCATAGCGATGAATATGAGTACGTTGATTTACGTGGCGAAACCGCAAGCGCCGGAACGCATCCTGATGAAATTTTTGCAAACAAGTTCGCAGCAGAACTTCTGATGCCGGTAGATGAGGTCAGAAAACTGCACGCTGACGGTCAACCAAGTTATATAATGGCGCATTATTTTGGCGTATCTGACGATGCGATGACTTATCGTTTAAAGAACTTGAGGTTGGGGTAACGCTTTAAAATGCCATCGGATGACGATTTTAACAGCCGTTTCAAACAGGAAGTAGCACGCAGACTGAAGGATTCCCTCAACCTACACCGTCAGTTAGCAGAAGAGGTTGAGCCGGAGGACGATGAAACTCCGGTTCAGTCTCCTGACGAAGCTTCACCTCAGCCAAAGGTTTCGCACGCCCCCAAAAAAACGGCTGTCCGTATTCGCGGAATAGCCAGAAAAAGAGCTGCCGAAGCTCGCAAAATGGCTGTAGCTGCGTCTAGCAAAAGAATTCCAACTGCTACACCCTCTCAACAAGTCACCCGTACTGAGAGTAAAATCTTGACCGAGTTCACATCTGTGAAACAGGTGAATTCACTTGATACCGAGCATGAGCGCAAACAACTCAACAACAAAGATTTTGAAGCAGAAATCGCTCTAAAAAAACGATACGGGAAATGGTTCCTGATTATCCTTGCTTTCCAACTTCTGATAATGAATGGTGTATTTATTGCCGACGGCGCAGGTAAGCTGGAATTTGAGGATTTAACACTACAGTTGTACATGGGCGGTACTTTGACAGAGGTATTCGGCCTCGTGCTGGTCGTGACAAAATACCTTTTTAAACGCAAGTAACTCTCTCGGTCCAACAGTCTTTCGAAGGCCCTGATCAAAGGGCCTTGATAAATTAGCAGTGCGTTGAAAACAGATAGTTATTCCCATCAGTTCCAACGTAATACACATCAAAAAAATCACCATTCTTTTGCTCTAACGTCAACACCTACCCTTAAAAAAATAATTCTCCAAGAATGAGAAAGTTATTGTGTGTATTAGATAAGATATGAGCTGACACATCTATGGCGTGGAGCCAAATTTAATATGACAGTCCGCTCTGTGCCATAAGCGGACTGTCAATAAACAGATTCACTTGTAAATCTTGAAGCTATACATATTTACTTTCAATGATAAATAAAAGAACTATCCAAAAATCACTGAGAGCATATTTTAACTAACCCTCCGCTACTATTAACATAAATTTCACCCAACCATAATTAAATTGATACATATAGCAACTTACCTTGATACGAATCATCTGGGTTATATTTTTCCATATTTTTTTCCGTCAAATCGAATCATGCCAGGATCAAGAAAATTAATTAAATCGATTAACGCGTGCTGTATTCTGATTAGCCTTTCTTTATAAATTCCGATATCTCTTGTCATATTTATCACTTCATTGTTTAAATCTAAAAAAAATGGCTCATTGATAAAGCAATTTTCCTTTGTGAAACTGCCGTAACCTATGCAATCAAATCCAGTATCTGTTGATATCAGCATCTTTTCTGCAATAGCTCTCTGCTCTCCTATGAAAAACATAAAATACTGACCAAAGACGTCTGTTTGGATTAATGAGTTAATATTGTTCTGTAATCTAATAAACTCCCTCATTTTTTTATTTTTTTCTAGGCTAAGGTATTGAATGTCTATGCGGGCAGCTTCTGTCCATGCAAAAAACTGGGAAAAAAGAAAAACAGTATTGTTGATAACATAATCTTGTTGGCGCTTATTCCCATTATGATAAAACTCTTCAATGAACCCCAATTCTAATATATTATAAATACGGCTTTGTAAGTCTGAAGCTGAGCGAATTAACGGTTCAATATAGTACTGATGTTTTCTCCTTACATCCAGTGATTCATTGAGCTTGTTTATTCTATTCTGATTATAAGTAGATATAGCAATAGAGATTATAGCTATTGCACCACTAATAAAGCTTGAAATTAATGCCGTACCCATCTAAAAGTCCTTTGATTCTTGCTTGGTTAACAAAATGACATAATTTTATTTAATGCCATAACAACTTAACAATATATCATAATATGATTATTATGGTGTAGCTTGTCGCATCTACGCTCCATTACAAACAGATGTAAGATATAACCTATATGTTTTAGCCAGCAAATTCGAAAGCATTCAAAGTAGTCTCATCGAACTCTCGAAACCCTATGTCTTCGGGTATAAAATATTTAAATCCATTTGCATAATATCGACTCATGTTTATTATATTCTCCCCATTCACCATTAAGATTTGACATTATTTTCAACAATCGGTTATTGCAAGATTGAAATATATTTTTACTTGACACAATATTCCATGTAGCCCAGCGATTCGACTTACCCCCAACTATACGGACAATCTAAATTAAATCGATGATTTTTTGATACATTCTCCTCTCTCCATTACTTTATGTTTTTGTTCCCCAAAAATACCTTGCTCTCTAAAAAATAATTGTTCTTTAAGTTCAAAATCGAGATCTACATGAGCGTTAGATACAAAGCTAATATGTTGAAATGTCTTTCCCCCCCCATAACGGCATTGTTATCTAAACTATGTTACACAAATATAATATTACCCTTTCAACGTAATCCAAGAATAAGATTAATGCCATTATATATATCATAAATATGATATTTTGTATATTTTTATCATTTAGCCTTGATTGTACTAGGTGTACTCTCAACGAAGTAGGGAAAGTCTGTTCCTCGCTCACAGCTGCCCTTCAGTAAGCGAAAAAATGCCTACTCGGTGCCATATACAGCCATTGTTATTAACAGCAGGGAATAATTCAAAACTGAAATTAAATATCTACCTTTTACAGTAGAAATAGTTCCTCCAGGACACTATCCATTGCCGGGCACAATCACTCGGGGTATAACGATATAAAATATGTTCATGATAGTGCAGGTTCGTATATTAAGTTCAGCAGCGAAAACATGCCTTACAGGTTTCCGGTTTTGGGAGCGTCGTTACAGGATCCTGCGCATACCGTTCCCATCTGTTGAATTAAAGGTTTCACAGCCTTTGCCGATATCACCTTTTACCTTACCTGTGATGCGTTCAGTGCTCAGCGTTGTTTACTGTAGCTCTCGGGACTGATTACAGACCGCGTCTTAAAAACCAATCCTTACTCTAAAGGGAATTCATGAGATTAAAATACTCAGTACTCTTACTCGCCATTGCCCTTACAGGCTGTGATAACAAAAAAGATGAGATCGGTTGTTCTTCGGAAATAACCCAGTCAGCTCTCATGGATTTATTAAAAAAATCTGCTTATGAAGGACTCTCTGAACAGGTCGATAAATACCCTGATGTCACTAATCAGACCAAACGAAGCACACTGGACAAGATCAAACTAGCCATCTCTGAGATCTCCACAACATCAAGTGACACGGGCAGCACAATGAAAACTTGTGAAGGGACCGTGACGATGACTCTATCTGCGAACGAGTACGTCCAGCTTTCAGATGCTTACAGAAAGAATTTTAATCGTAATCTCGATAAGCAAATGGAAAGCCTGTTTTTGGAGAACAACGCAAACGCCTTTTCAAAACGTATCACCTACACCGTGCAGGCGACCGACGATCAGAAAAACGTTTTTGTAAAAACCTCTACTGATAATCCGATATCAGTGGGCGCCGCTTTACTGACATCGCTTTCCATTATCACCCCGATCGTTGAGCAGCAGAAAATCCAGCAGGCTAAGGATGCCCAACAGAGTCAAATTGAAGCGGAACAACAGGTGCAACTCAGGGCGCAAGAACAGGCTAAGTATGAGGCGGAGAAGCAAATAGAGAGACAGGCACAACTTCAGCCGCAAAAAGCTGACAACCTTGATCAGTCCCGAATGGCATTTGCGAATGCCGACTCTGATTTGAGTACCGTCTGGAGCAAGTTAACCCCGGCGAAGAAAAAAGATTTGCTGCCTTCTCAGCGTCAGTGGATCAAAACTAAGGATGCTATGTGCGGTAAAGTTTCAATGCAGGGAACAGATGCTGAAGTCAAGAAAATGGTCGACTGCCAGACGCAAATGACCCTTTCAAGAATCGCTTTCCTCAGAAACCAATAACTGAAGTCTCCTTCAAGCTGGCGCCAGGTGTTAACCTGGTGCCAGCTTAGTCATCAAGTGCATATGTAACTGTTTTATATGGGCGGTACTTTGACAGAGGTATTCGGTCTCGTGCTGGTCGTGGTCAAATACCTTTTTAAGCGCAAATAGAGTATTTCCGCCCCAAACAACCTGTCAAAATGCTGAATTAGCAACGGATATAGCCGACTTTTTCCCCATTACCATCAATTTATCCAGTGTCATACTTCGCAGATTGTCGCTGTGGATCACCAGATACCCTGCCCGCTCAGCGATCTCTTTGAAAGCGTCAAAGGTCATCAGATGTTCGCCTTTGGCAACATGGCGCATCCCGGTCACTTTTCCATTTTTGATAGTGGTGATAAAAGAAAAATCTGGAATGGTTGGGTGATTTTCATCGAGTAGCAGGCAGTGGATGTATTCAATCGCCTCTAACATTTGCGTCTGTGACAGTTGTTCTATGTGAGAGACGGCGAAGCGTTGATGAATCATGGTGTAGGCATCGGGATACATCATGCCTTTCTTGCCGACCAGTATATTAACGGCATCACGCAAGGGAGTACGGTCATCGGTAGTTGTACTCCGCCTCTCTGGACGCTGGCTAAAATAACAATCTTCCAGCTTTTCGAAAACTTCCCAGGCCTGTTCTGTTTCCAGCATTTTGGCATGGCGAGCTGCGCCGCGTTCTGTCCAGAGAATGAGGGATCGGGTATGTTTAGCAACTGACTGACTATCTGTCAGTCTGTTTTTGAAGTCGCGTAATTCATTACCTTCCAGCTTAAAAAAATGCTTTCCTACGACAAATCTGGCGATGTTGCGCTTGAAGTTTTGCTGGATACCATTTACTTCCGTGCCATACAAACTGGCAAGCAATTCAGTAGTGATGACGGGAAGTTGGTTATGATGTAGCGGAGAAAGGGATTCCGCAGATATTTGGACTGTCATCGCAGTGGCCTCACTTAGTGTTTTTTTCATCACCACCAGCGACGCCAATCATCTGGTGGTGAGCTGTGCAGGGTTGGCGTAACCGGCTAAGTGAACCCGGCGCTTCCACAGAAGCCCCCACACAGCCCACCATAATGCGAATGTGGCCGTGCCTAACACATAAAAAAACCGCTAACGCGGCTATGCGTCACTTAGATATCCGGGACGCCAATCCCGGCAACCGATTTTGCGGCTGCGCGGAAACTATAGCCCCGGACTTTTTCTAAGTCAATTCAATCAACTTCAAACCTCCGGTGTTCACATTCCATACACTCAACGGGAACATCATCGCGATGCAAGTCCACATATCCGACCCGCTTATACAACTCAATAATGTCCGGTAACGTGACCAGATGTTTTTCCGGTTCCAACACCTCAGCCCGGGTTACTTTGTAATCTGAAATATAGAGCACTATCCGCCCGTTCCGTGGTAACTCCAGTTTATCGCCAAACATGTCCTTTCCCTCCGGGAAACCAATGATATTGACGATATTACACCCACAACGATTCGTTTTACGTCACTCCGCAATCACCATACATCCGTACCAATCCGTACATTCCCACCACAAAAACGATATTTGACAGGCACTGGTAATAGATTTTTAACGCGTGCTATTGCCTTGCGACGTATTTTCAATTCACTCATACAGCCTCCCTGCTCTCAAACGGACGAATATTGGTTGGTTCTCCACACGGAATAGCCCAACCCAGCCAGGTAAATATTTTCAGGTCACACATCGCGTCATACCGTTCGCCAGGATTCACATCCACCATGCTGCAGGCAATTTCATATTGTTCACCATTATCAGTCAGTGCGATCTGGTCATTAATAAACCGGGGCACAAATGCAAGAAAAAGTTCTTTCATGAAATTCTCCGCTCAAAATAAACAAACTGATTCACCGCTCCGATCGGCATTTCGAGTTTTTCTGCGATATCCTGGCGATTAATACCCGACTGATGTAATTCCCTTGCCAGCTCGATATCTTCCTGGAGGTATTTCACTGACTGGTGATAATTACCCCGCAGATACATACAGATTTTCAGCTCGCGCGCTTTTGTGCGTACCGCTGCACCGGTTCTGCCAATAAGCTGCCCTATACGTTCAACTGTCATGCTGCCCGCACATTGTTTGATGATTACGACTTCCGCACGCACCCACCGTTTGTATTTCATTGTTCCATCACCCCTCTCCAGTAGTTCAGACGCTCTCTGAAAAATTCCCGGTACGTATCTGGCGTCATTCCGATTTGCTCAATCACGCTTCCCCTCGGAATACGTTTCTCAAAGAGTTGGCGGATCAGCGCCGCCGCTCGCATGTCGTAGTGCTCTTTAAGCTGGTATTCCTGGGGCCATTTGGCGCGGTTGTGTGGTAAGCCGGGCGGCAGGTAATCTGATTGCCCGGCCATATCACGCCCCTTTCTTTGCTATCGGAGTGATGGAACTCAGCAGCAGGCGGCAGCGACCAGGCGCGCCAATGCGCTGCCCGGTTATCTTGTCGTAAGTTTCATGCGGTGAGGCACACCAGGTTGTCGCTGTTTCGTGGAGTTTCACTTGCCGCTCACCATTTCTGCGAATCGCGATCCCGGTGTGCGTTTTGCCCTTACGTTTCACTGCTGGCGCTGCGGCTACGGATGCCTGACGGGCAGGCTTAGCAGGGGTTGAAAAATTGCCTGCTTTAGGTCTTGGCACAAAAACCGCGCGAGTGCGCGCACGTGGCCCGACGTTCATATTCCACAAAATGACGTCGAGATAGTTTTTACCGTCGTCTATGTGTCCTTTGTCCGACGGGTACTCTAATTTGCCTGGAGTGGTGGTCATTGGTCTTTCCTCGGTTATTTCACGCTGGTCAGGCGTGGTTAAAATTCATTTGTGCGAGAATTATCGCTACGGGAATAACGTTTATTTTTTTCTGAGCGGTCGTTGGTAAGGCGATAAACCTCCTCATCGCTGATATCAATAACTGAGCCATTTTTCATCAGGGCATAGGCTGTTCCCGATGGTCCTTCGCGGTTCAGACGTAGCAACATTTCCATGAGATTTGGGTCGGCATTTTCGTTATAAACAGCATCACGATAGAGGCCAATCCAGACATCGCAATCTTGTTCGATCTGCCCGGTATCTTTACTGTCGCTCGGGTTAGGCCGCTTATCGGCACGTTCTTCAAGCTTTCGGTTGAGTTGCGTCAGCAGGACCACAACACAATCCAGCTCTTTTGCCAGGTTCTTCAAACCGGTTGTGATATCGCCATACGCAATATCCCTACGCTCTGCCGATTCGGTCTTCATCAGCGTCAAATAGTCAATTGCCACCAGGCCAACCGAGCCACGCATCCGTTTAACTTTTCGACATTCAGCGACAATATGCGCAAGGGTTACACCTGCCGTGCTGTCAATCATCATGTTGGATTCGGCAATCTCCCCCGCCTTTGCTATTGCGAGACTCAATTCAGATTCATCGTTAGGGCCAAGATAAAAAATCTCCGAATTGACCTTTGCTTCCTGCGCAACCATGCGTTCAATGAGACTTCTGTCAGTCATTTCCAGGCTAAATACCAGCGTCGGCAAACGATGATTCAGAGCAAAATGCACCGCAATTTTATTAAACGCGGCTGTCTTGCCCATTTTTGGCCGGGCACCAATAACGACCAATGAACCTCTTAACGCCTGCTTTGGTGCCATTAAGCGATCAAGGCTTTCGATTCCGAGCGTTAGTCCGGCTGCATGTGCTGGATCATTGAAACGGCGCTCAAGGTCATCTATCCAGTCATCGACGACTTCACTTGCCGGACGCAAACCGCCCTTATGCCCGGTACGGGAATGTTCGGCCACCTGCCCAATCACTTGCTGAACGGCGGTGATCCTGTCAGTAGCAGTCATATCTGCAGGCTGGATCATAATCTCCAGACAAGAATTCAACTTTTCCACGGCATAACGAAGAATGGCTTTTTCACGTACAATTTTCGCGTAGTTGACCATTGAGGCCGGAATCGCCGCCTTACTCATTTCAGCCAGGTATGCGAATCCCCCCACGCGCTCATACAGCCCCTTCGATTCCATCAGTTCGGTCAGTGTTATCAGGTCAGTTGGTTTATCAGCTTGAAATAATCCTTTGATCTCCCGGTAGATAACCTGATGCGCATTGATATAAAACGTTTCCGGTTTCAGTAACGCAAATACCGCATTGGTTCTGTCGTGGTCGGTATTCAGCATCAGACAGCCCAGAACAGCCTGTTCTGCGTCAACGCTGTACAGTGCAATCGCGTTATTTATCATTTGCGCGTTCTTCCTTGACCGAAACATAGCAGCGTTCGGTAATCAGATAATCAAGATTTTTACGCCGCCAGAATCCTCCCCTGCCATTTGGCCTGTCCTCCAGCATCCAGCGACAATTGCCACCGATAAATTCCAGATAGGCCCGCCAACGGGACTCATTGAAATTGAATTTTTTCCAGAAAGTGCGAAGGTGTTTTTTTCTGCCGTCAGTGAGGATTTTCACTGGTGGCATCTCTGGCAAAATCTCGTGATAGGTATCGAGTATCACCTGATAATTTATTCTCTGGTCGGCAGGTTGTTGGGTGTCGGCGTCAGCCGATTCACCATCAGTAATAATCTCTGTAGTATTCTCTGTAAGAATGTTTGTTGGTTTTCCACGTACAGGCCTGGTGGTTTTCCCCTCACCTGTATGTGGTTTTTCCGCATCCTTGTATGCGGACGTAAGTAGCTGGCACAACACATCATTATCGATTTTGTAGTACAGCCTGGCAGGCAAGCCCTGTTTACGTTCCAGCAAGACGCCGAGACCACGTAGTTTTTTGCGCGCGCCCTCCTGCTCGTATCGTGAAAGCCCTGTTTCCTCTTCCCACTCATCCTGGGTTTTATATACCCAGCCGTCGTCAGTTGTTCTGTTTGTCCAGTACGTCAACTGCGACAGAAACAATGCGGCAGTCACGCCCATTTCAAGACGGATAAAACTTCTCTGGAAGGCTATGGGTCTATCAAGTAACGGGAGGATGTTCATATGCCCAAAGCCTCTGAGAGAACGCGACAGCCAGCCTCATAGGCAGCGCCAGAGAGATTTTGCTCACGCAGTTTCGCTTTTTCTTCTTCGTACTTTTCCCATACAGAACGTGCAGCTGCGACGCGGCCATCGAATATGGGGCGGATCTCTGCAACATGTGCCGGGCGTCCATTCAGGTGCCAGCCGTTACGCCAGGTAATGCGGTCAATATGTCTTAACATCGGTCTTTCCTCGGTATAAGTTAAACGCTGGTCAGGCGCTCATGCATGGTGGTCTTGCGCAGTGCGTATCACTGCTCCTCGCGTCGCTACCAGCGCCGCTATTGCTTCGTCAATTTCCTGAATAGTTAACTCTGGCGCGAAGTGGAGATGTACAGCGTTAATCGCTTCCACCCCTTCTTTTGCCGCCAGCGTTGCCAGCAAAACGGGATCGCCCGGCGACTCCAGACGTGCCCGCCGTTCTGCGGGTAGCACGGCTTTCATCACACTGGCCAGCACCTGAGTTTTTCGGCGCGCCGCCGTTGTCTCGCCACGTAACCAGCGAAAGATTTTCTGCCGATTGTTGTTGATGGCTCTCCAGTCCACGTTGCCGTCCGCGTCCTCAAATTCATGTAGTCTCAACTCATCATTGCGTCCCTGACTGAACCAGGCCCGGCAGATTTCAATCGTGACGAGTTCCTGCCCTGCCCTTGCCGCCCAGGTCAAAATCTCTTTTTGTAATTCCTCTTGGTTTTCCATAGCGTCTCCTGTCGCTAAAAATTGATTACGCTTAATCAGATTTGGGGCTCACCAACAGTTAAGCTGCTTCCGTTTTAGGCAAGCTGTCATCTGGGTTTGGGTAAAGATCCGGTCTAAGATCATGAGGGGTCACGCGCCATTCAAGAGCTTCAGATGTGCGCAAAACCTCTTCACCGGGAACCCGTCCTTTGAACCAGAGGCTTACCGTTTGTGGTTTTTTCCCTAATCGCCGCCCTAACTCGGATTGACTCATTACGGAAAGAATTTTGTCTTGCAGTTGTTTATCCATATGGACTCCTTGTGTCCGCGTCATCATTACAAACAATAACTGTAATTACAAATTATATTTGCAATGCTCCCTACAATTAAACCTTGTATCCTTACGGTATGAACACAAAAACGAAAAACATGGCTTTTGCTAGCCGACTACAACGGATTCTAAAAGACTTAGGCTGGTCTCAATCTGAGTTAGCTCGCCATATTGGGGTTACGGCTCAATCAGTTCAGGCATGGTGTAATGGGGTAACTCCAAGAAAAGATAAATTAGACAAGCTAGCAAAAGTGACCGGATACCCTGTTCATTTTTTCTTCATGAATGAAGGGGAATATTTGGATGAATCCACACTACACCCGGGTAATTACAATCAAGAACTAACCCCGCAAGAACAGGCTCTACTGCAACTATTCAGAGGACTGCCTGAGAGCGAAAAAAATAAATTAATCAATGAGCTAAAAGAAAAAAGAGAGCACTTCGATCTACTGCTAAAAGAACTACTTGAAGCCAAAAACCAGACAAAATAGTTCAGTTCAAATTTCCAGGCCAGCCGCTGCTGGCATGCAACTTTCCCCTAACACAAAAACACCTTTACACAGTGAATATTTTTTTGCCCCTCACTACAAATTATTTTTTAAAAACACATTGACCATTACAAATACAAATTGTAAAGTCACTTTCATCAACAACGCTTACCCAGCGGCAGTTGTTCAGAAACACGTTCTGACAGCCGGAAAGACGGCACCAAATTTTGCGCGTCGGCGCCAACACGGTGACAGAGGGAAAGACTTCACCGGCATATGGCACATGTGTCGAAGCGGTCTGGATGGAAGCGGAGCCTTAACGCGTTGTCTCCATAGCAGGTAGCCGGAATGTGCAAGCCACAGCCAGGTATGAGCGATTGATTCACCATCAAGGCGATACGGTGTGACCACCAGGGAAGAGTCCTGGCTACAACACGAGAGCGCACTTCATCGACTCAACTTTGAGCTTTGTCGTTAAATTTTGAAATGGCGGAGTGCGCTCCCGGTTGTGGTGAACAGGTGTTTAACGGGAACTCCCTGCCCGTTACCCGGTTCGATTCCGGGCGCCCATCATCAATTTGCTGTGTTTAGTCTTTGCCCAGTCCGCACGATGGGCCATTTTTTCACACAGCCAGGTTTTATCGCTGTGCCTGAGTCCCCAACAGGAGAGGCCAAACCCGCAGCGTGACACCAGGGAAAGACCGGAGGAAGTACCACGCCTGACCAGCGTTGACCATGAGCCTGACCAGCTCAAAACAGGAAAGACCAGCCCGGGCCTGACCAGCCCTGTACGGTCGTAATGGAAACATAACGACGCCGGAAACGTAACCGGCACCCTTTAGATAGCAAAAGACCCGCACAAGGCGGGCCAGTTACCCCGAACGGCGACCAAACCATTCGGATTTATCACAAGTGACCAAACTTGTGATGAGGAAAGACCAACGACACTGACGCTATGGAAGCTGATCAATATTCGCTGATCGGCTCTGAGTATACATTACCAAGGAGTCGCTATGGAAGCGCGCACCATCCCAGTAACACTCTTTATTCATTATGCAACTTCAACTTTCAGCCACGAAAAGCTGCTTGTTGCGACTGTTGATATGTCAAAAAATTTTCCAGACAGGTACATCCTTCTGGAAAGCCGCGAAATTGAAATTACCGTTAACCAGCCCGAGCCAATCGACATCATCGGTTTACAGGTCGAGCAACTGCGTGAACAAAAACAGAAAACAGTCGCCGACGCCCAACAGCGTATTGCTGCTATCGATGACAAAATCCAGCAGTTACTTTGCATCGAATACACGCCAGATACCGATGAGCTCCCCTACTAAAAACCACTGACCTGTAATGAGGAAAGACCAATGACCATTTTTAACGGCTTGTTAGAAGCGAAAAAAGGCGCGCTCAAAAACGGCGCGATCCCGGCGCTGGCCATCGCCATCGCCGCCCCTAACAAAAAAGTTGCCGAGAACATCATCATCGGCAAATTGTGGGAAGCCTACCCTGACCACGGCGACAACTATTTCAAACCTAAAATCTGGGAAGATGCCCCGGGCCAACCGCGCCCAGGCGTCGGTGAGTTTGATGAGACGTTTGCCACAGAACACAGTTTTGATGGCGAAAAATGGGTAGTTAACACTCCTGTTGATTCAGATTGCAGTTCAGCAGATATCTCACAGGTTAGCGACCTGATGAAACTGCCGGCTCGTGAACGATTCGCCGCCGTTCTGCTGTTCAGCCACGACGCCAACGAAGTCGACAGTGAATTGCTTGTGCAGACGCGTGAATACCTGGAGATGCTCGATAACAGTGATACTGACAGTGAGGATGAGGTTGACGCGTTTAACCGCATCGTTCTTGATGCCATGGTGGCGTGTAAGCCCATCGAGTACATGCATATTGCTGGATTGAATAATCTGGTACATGCAATTTTGGCAAGTTGCGATACCCAGGAACAAAACCCGACCAGTTGGACTATCTCCAAATTTATAAAAAAATGGGTAGAGAATCCCGGTAAACGAGATGAAATGCTGCCGGAGGTAAAACCAGAAACAGCATCCGCACGTCCTTACAAACAGACTCACGCCACTCTGGATCGTGAAATTGCCTGCGCCCTGTTACCTGTTGCCCCGGAAAAAATCACCCCCAGCATCCTGAAAGCGGCAGACGAAATAATCAGTCAGGACAGGGAAGATTTTAAACGCTGGTCAATGGCCTTGCGCACAACGGATCAGATCCTTGCCTATGACCGCGCATCAGTATTCGGTGTTATTCAGAGCGCCCCCGCAAAAGACACGTACCACTTCCCACAATCCCTGCGCAGTCACATCGACAACTGGCTGCAAGCTAACGGGCAGCGTGATGCAAATGCTGTTGAAGAGAAGCCAAAGGAAGCAGCACCCAAGGATGATGTAAAAGTCACCAACCACGGCGGCGGACGATTCTCAATTGATGGGATGATGTCAGAAACACCCTCAAATCAGGGCGAAAAAAGCGAAGCTGCAAATGCTGGAGAACGTAGTTTGCAGCAGTTGCGTGAGCAGTTTGTCACGCCTCGCCATGTGTATGACGTACCTGAAAATAACGCCGTATCACAGAGGGAACCTGCAGCTATTACCCTGGCAGAAGAGACTCCTCCACAAGAACAACTTAGCGAGCAGGTAAAGGATCTGGTGCAGAACGTTGACGCGCTGGTTGAGCGGATCCATGCCGAAGAGCACAAGCGGCAGAATGCAATCTCAGCTATCGAAACGGAGTTAAAGGACTCAGATGACACGGATAACCTGGCATTGTGGAAGAACGTATTCAAAACCGATGAGCGCTTCACCAGTGCTTTCTCTCAGAATGGCGGCGGCACATCCATCAACGGCACTTATATAGCGATGAAAGCGACTCGCGAATTTGGGCCATTTGGTATTGGCTGGGGGGTAGAGGTGCTGGAGGAGCGCTTTGATAAAGGCGCACCAATAGTTCGCAAAAAACAGGTTGGTGAAAAAATAGAATGGGATCTGATTCAAGACGGTGTTGGCGGGTACCTATGTGAAATGCACCACACCATGAAAGTGAGAGTCTGGTACATATTGAATGGGGTACGCGGTGAGTCCGAGGCTTACGGATGCACACCTTATATCTACGACACTAAATACGGACCAACAAGCGACGGCGAAGCACCGAAGAAATCCTGGACGGATGCTGTTAAGAAAGCGCTATCCCCTCTCGGATTCAGCGCCGATATTTTCATGGGCCTGTACGACAATCCGGAATACCGCCAGAGGAATAAAGCTGAGTTTGATATCAAGAATGCCAGCGAGAATGCGGAAGATGCTACCCGTCTGCGTAAGGAACTGGATGAGAAGCTTATCAACGTTGCCAATACGCTGGCCGCCGCGGTAACCGCCAACGAAGTAAACAAGGTATTTGGCCTCATCGCCCGCGAAGTGGATGTACACAGGAAAGCAGCGGAAACCAAAGGCGATAAAGAATATTCATCGTATCTGGGATCACGTCTGCGCCGTATCACCGACATTAAAACTGAACGCCTCGCCGCCCTTACCGCTGCACAGGAGCAAACAGCATGAGCACTGCTATCGCTATTGCAAAAGAATATGCCAGTCTGATTGACCTGTTAGAAACCGCCGATGAACTGACGCCAGAGATGATCGCCGACACGCTTGAAGGCATGGAAGGAGAACTGGGAGACAAACTGGACGCCATGATGGTCATCTGCCGTAATTTACAGGGCAATGCCAATACCTGCGCTGAAGAAATGTCTCGCCTGGCAACCCGTAAGACGTCCTTTGAAGGCAAGGAAAAAGCAATTCGAAAGCATATGCTCACCTGCCTGCAAGCTGCTGGCCTGGATAAACTGAAAACCGCAAAAAACACATTTACTGATGCACAGGGGGCTATCCGGGTAATTATCGATAGCAAAGATAAGATCCCGGATGAGTATGAGGGCGTGTCACTTGTTGATGTAGAAACGGTTATTACACCAAACAAGCGAGCCATTAAAGAAGTGATTGAATCTGCGGAGGCGGTTGCCGCCGAAATACTGGCGCGTGGAGAAACACCACCAGCCGAGTTATTAAACCCGGTACCAGGCGCACATCTGGAACGCGGCGAACGGTCACTGAGGATACGCTAATGCTTAAACTCACATTAAAGCGTGGTGACGCGGTTCACCTGGTACTTGCCGATGGTACCAATGGCATTATTGAAGCACGGAGCCGCTGCGAACTTGGGCTACACCTGCCAGAAAACATTAAGGTCACTCGGGAGAAATCGGCATTCACCCCACAAGAACTGATTACGCCTAATCAGAAATAAAAACTCACCATCGCTAGCATTGCGATTCACCAGACACCGGAGGATCACAATGCTGCGATGGCAACCGGGAGCAACTCTGCTCTCCGCATTTGATATCAAAATTGGTCGACTGTCGGCCAGCGTCAGGAAACAGACTTTGACCGAGTCTGATATTGCCCGTGCCTGCCAGAAGGCAGATGACGCAATAAGCTACATAATGAGGAAAGACCATGAAAAGCGATCACGACATAATCACCAGAGAAGAAATGGTCGAGCTGACGGGAAGCCCACTTAAATCAAAGCAATGTGAGGCTCTTCGCCGGGCTGGAATTTTCTTCATGGAAAGGGCTGACGGACACCCAAAAACAACCTGGGGCCATTTCATGAACCCAATAAAATTTCGCAATTTACAGGAGGTGACGACGCGAAAAGATGATGAACCTGATTTTGGAGCAATATTTAATGGCCGGAAAGAGAAAGAACCCAGCAGATAACTGGATGCCGCCTCGTGTTTACCAGGGCAAAGCGGCCTACGAATTCAGGAATAAAGATAACAAAGCGATACGCCTGTGCGCATTGGATGCACCACGATCAGCCGTATGGCTGGCATATGAAAAAGCGGTCGGTGACGAAAAAGAAAGAAATACTTTTCAGGCGCTCACGGAACAATTCATGACCTCCCCTGATTTTATGGATTTGGCAGTCGAAACCCGGAAAGACTACACAAAATATTCCGGAAAAGTTCTGCCTGTCTTCGGGAAGATCGACCCGGATAAAATCAAACCTGAACATATTCGGCGCTATATGGATCAACGCGGTTTATCAAGCCGAACTCAGGCAAACAGGGAAAAAAGCTTTATGTCCCGGGTATTCCGTTGGGGTTATGAACGAGGTTATGTTCAGAGGAATCCTTGTCAGGGAGTTAAACAGTTTAAAGAGAAAGCTCGCGAACGTTATATTACGGATGAAGAATATCAGGCCGTTTATGAAGTGTCTCCTGATGTTGTTCGCGTAGCAATGGAGATTGCCTACTTATGCGTGGCCAGACAGAGTGATGTACTTTCATTGCAGAAAGACCAGCTGTTCGATTCCGGGATCTACATTCGTCAGGGAAAAACCGGCGTTAAGCAAATCAAAGCCTGGTCGCCTCGTCTGCAGAAAGCGATAGCTCTGGCTCGTTCTCTGCCATTAAAAACGGGAATCAGTAGCCTGTTTGTGATTCATCAAACTACCGGTGGCAAGTATACCCGTGATGGTTTTAACTCTCGTTGGCGTGATGTCAAAGCGGCAGCACAGGAAAAATATCCTCATCTGCAAATAGACTTCACATTTCATGATCTGAAAGCAAAAGGTATCTCTGATCTGGAAGGCAGCCTGGAAGAGAAGCAAGCAATTTCCGGGCATAAGAACCCGCGACAGACAGCAGCATATGACCGGAAAGTTAAAGTAGTGCCCGTAGTTGGTGGCCAGAGAAAATGA